GGACAGCCACCACGGCGTGCACCTCCCCCACCTGGAGCACCGCGTCCCCCGGATCGCCCTGGACGGTGCCCGGCTTGCACAGCATGATGGCCACCTCGAAGGGACTCGGGACGCCCGTGACGGTGAGGCTACACTGGCTGGCGATCAGCTGCGTACCGGGGGTGATCTCCAGCAGGGGAATGAACAGCGGCGCCAGAGCGTCGGCGGTGGTAGTGATGTCGACGGTACTGGTTTCGTGAATCGAGGCCATACGTTACTCCAGGGCGGCCATGGCCGCGTAGAAGATGCCAAAAAGATGCTCGCGTGCGCGGTCATCGTCAACGTCTGTGTCCATGTGATGCGCGTGGCTGTCGAGGCCCATGATGAACAATGTCCCCCGTGTCGCCAGATGGACGCCCTCAAAGCACTCGATCACCTGACAGCGCTTGACCGACACCTGCGACACATAGTCATCGAGCACCTGCTCGGTGTACTGACACGGCACAAAGTCCCGCGGCATGCGTCCTCCTCTACCTGTGACTCCGCCGTGCGGGTGGGTCGTCGTCCTCGTCCGGCGTCGGGTTGGGCGTCGGACGCGGGGCAGGAGGTGGCGTCGGCGTGCCCGCCGCCTGCGCCTCGGTCAGGCTGCGCGTCCATGGCCCTTCGCTGCTGGCGGCTGTTACTTCCTGTTCGCTGGCAAAGACGCGGCCCGCCAGTACCTGGGGTGAATAGTAGTACGCAGGCCAGACTTCAGTAGACTCGGCCATCGGGGGCTCCTCTTCAGGCTGGGGGTATGCGGGGCCTTCGACGAGGCCCCCGCTGGTTAAAATGACGTTGGCCATTACGGCGTTGACCACACTCTTGTTGCCCACATTGGTCTAGGTGCAACCATACCGTAGGCAATGTCTGCACGGCTTGCATGCGTATCGGTCGTGATGTCACTTGCTTTCCAGGTACGCACTGCCACCCCGGTATCGGCATCCGTGGCATACGCCGACTGCCCAGAAAAGGGCTCCTGCAGGCGGCACATGGCGCGGGCAAACGCCTGCCGTTGAAAGACGAGGTTTTGCAGGTACGCCGTGGACGCCGTGCCCATGAAGGTTAAGGCCTGGCCCACCGTGGGCGCTTTATCCACGGTCTGGCGTGGGTTCGCGGGCGAGGCCGGGGCAATGAGTGATGGACTAATCGGGATCGTCGCCGTCCCATCAGCGGCACTCGACACGTCCGCCGTGACGGTGAACTGGCGGAGCTTGCCGGTGGAGGCCCGCGACACAGGATTGACCGCAAAGCAATTGGCGGCCACCGGCGCGGCCGGATCGCCGAGCGTAAAGATGTCGCCCTTCTTCAGGCGTGGGGCTGCCGCTGCCGTGAAACCAGACACGGTAATGCTGGCCCCGCCAGTGACGGTCGTGGCGTAGAGCGGGGCGCCACCTCTGGCACCGGTGGTGTGCGTGGCAATGTTCTGGTCCCACGCCCAGGTCATTCCAGCCGACTGGCCCATGAGCCCGCGCTCGTACTGCCGCCGTAACTCTGGGCTCGACTCAAACAACGCCTTGTTGCCGTTCACCACGGCGGCTTGCTCCCACTGGTTTAAAACGCAGTACCACTCGCCGTCCTGGGGCGTGCCGTTATCGGCGAGGATGGCCCCGGCCTGGAGGTAGGCCAGCCACTTGTCGGTGCCGGTCGTGGGGCTCATGATGGCGTTGGGCACCTGCCAGTACAGGCCACAGCCAAACGCATCAACCACGTTGGCGAGGACAATCCCCGAAGGCTTGCCAATGCGGCTGCGCCAATCATCCATCGATAAAGTCATCTCATAACTCGAAAATTGCAGGTCCACATGCTCTTGCTGATCAATCGTCAGCAAGACGCCTTGCTCGACGTAATCCTGCACCGTCCCCATCGCTGCGCCACTCGTGGTACGAAGCTGCGCTGGCAATCTCAAAGTAAGGGACGGACCTATTTTTTGGCCTGGTATGGCAAATTCACTAGAATACTTCGATTCGATCTTTTTTGCCATAACAAGGTTATTTTCGAAGCAGTCCAAAAGCTCCCTAGTAACCATTCCGATATTGAGTAATGAGTTGGGCAATTTAGTACTCTCCCTAGAAGCTCCATATGGGAGCTGGATTGATGATCATCTCTTGACCGTGCGGTGCGGAGAGAGCACCAAATCCCTGTGGAGAGTACAGGGAGCAAAGGATATAATTAGGTATGCTATACTGGCATCCGGTTAGGTAGGGAGTCATGACCCCTCGCAAGCCTGATGCCTCTTTCGTCAGGGCCTAACCGCCCAACACACTGGAGAGGAAGTGTGTATCATGCCCTATTCTGGAACGCCTGAAGAACGTCAAGCCAAAGCCCACGCCCACTATCTTCGCAATCGTGAAAAGCTTCTTCCGAAGCAAAAAGCCCGTGATGCAGCCCGCAAAGACGCCATGACACCAGAAGAGATGGATGCCTTTAAGGCACGACAGCGGGCAGCCGTAAGACGCTATGAGAATAAACATCGCCCCAAGCGGATGGCCCGCAAAAAGACCACGCAGTATCGCCGGACAAATGCCACTGCGCAGAGAGCCAGACGTGCGAAAGATCCTGAAAAGACTCGCGCTCTGGCACGGGCCGCATACCATGCTAACCCCCAGAAAGCCATAGCTTCTACATCGAAATGGACGCGAAACAATCCTGAAAAGGCCCAGGCAATAATCCAGCGACGCCGCGCACGCGTGCGCGGATTAAATCGCAATGATGTAACCGAAGCACAACGCAAGATCGTAAAAGCTGCTGCCCGTGGTGTGTGCGCATACTGTGCCTACTACAATCCTGGTTGTAGGCTCTGCCGCAAAAACCAGCATAAAAAACTAACAGTCGATCACATCACGTCGGTCTACCACCACGGCGATAACACATTACACAACCTTGTTGCGTCCTGTAGTTCATGCAACTCCAAGAAGAGTACGAACCCGAACCCTATCCCCGTGCAGCCTATGCTGCTCTAGAAGGAGCCTCCTCATGTCTCTACGCAAAGTCCTCTATCGCGGTCACGAGATGGCCGCTGGCTGGCCTGCCCGTATTCGTGCGGCTCAGCGTCAAACAACCGTCACCCGTGATGCTCTCTCCTATGCCCGTATTCCTTACGGACAGGAAGCCTACTGTCAGACGATTCCCGAGGAGCCCTATGCTACCTGTGGCGACTGTGGCGTCATTCCCGGTGAACTCCATGTCGAATGCTGCGACATGGAAGCCTGTCCCATCTGCCTGACCGGGCAATGGCTCCTATGCAGGATGGGCAAATGTCCTGACCACTTCGACAACATTGAGGAGGACATTGACAACCTCCCAGAAACGACCGAGGACGTATACGCTCCCAAGATCGTCATCCATGATAACCAGATACCGTTGCTCTAACGCTCCTTCCACGCGGCAAGCTGTGATGTTCTCTTTCTCCATGCCGCATATTCTTGTTGTGTAAAGTCATCCCTATACGCCAGCACTGGTGCCCCGCCCCCCGCGCCGGAGAGCGGCGTTTCGGGGGCGTGCAGCGTCTGGGTCTGCGCCGGCGCCTGGCCATTCCCGCCCGTAGATCCCACCGCTGGGGTAGGAGCTGGCGTCTGGGGCGCAGGGGATAACCGGCCCAGCTCGACCAGCACCAGCGGTGGGGGGAGCGTGTTGAGGCGTTGCACCAGCTCGGGCTGCTGCGCCAGCGTGTACGCCACGGCCGGGCCGTCCGGTACCAGCATGAGGGCCTGCTGGAGGACCGGCGAGACTTTCCCGGCAAGGCCGCCGCGCACGACGGTATCGAAGTCTGGATGCGCCTGCTTAAACTGCGCTTCACGGCTCATCAGGTCCTGCTGGAAGCGCATCTGTTGGTCACGCTGCCGTTCCTGTGCCATGCGCTGGTCTGTGGCATAGGTGGCAGCCGCGTGCACAAAATCCTCGTGGCTGGCATACTGCTCCGCTTGCGGGGGACCTGGGGGCTGCGCGGGTGCCTGGGGCAAGTCAGGAGCCGCGCCCTGGAGCATTCTTTGAATCGCCTCATTCTGCCCCCGGAGCTGCGCCAGCTCCACCTGATGCTGCTGGCTCAAGGCATCGCGTTCCCGCTCGGCTTTGCGGCGTGCGGCCGTGAGCCTGGCAAAGCGCCTATTGAGGCGTTCGGCGTTGACCTCGCTATCGTCGCGGAGAGGTTCGTCGTCGTCCGTCTCTGCCGGGGGCTCTCCTCCCCCGGCAGACGTGGTGTCCGTTGGCGACGCGGACGGATCCTCACCCCCGGCCTGGGGAGAAGGAGTGGCGCCAGGCGCAGCGCTTTCCGTGCCACTGGCCACGTCTGGCGCAGTGGACGCGGCGGGGGTTGCGTCCCCAGGATCGTTCACTCGTTGTCCTTCCACGATCGTATACGACTCAATCGGCATCAATATCTTCCTGTCCGTTGCCGGTGCCGTAGGACTCCTGCGGCATCAGCGTGCCGTTGGGCTGGCCCAGCCCGTACTTAAGCTCGAGCTCATGCCACTTGAGCTGGTTGGCTTCGTGCGACAGCCTGGCATCAATATCCGCCTTATGCGCGTCAAGCTGGAGTTCCTGGGCCTTGTTGTCGAGACGCACCTTCATGTCGGCGTTGGTGCGCTCCGTCAAGGCCAGTTGCTGCGTCGCCAGCTCGGTCTGTTGCTTCATCTGCTCCATCTGCTGCTGCATGGCCTGGAGCGCGTCCGTGGCCTGTTTTACCTGGTTCTGGAGTGTCACGAGCTGCGTGCGTGGGTCTTGCTGTTCACTGGCGGCCAGGGCTTCCGGTGGCACGAGCGTCTTCAACCGCGCCGCCAGGTCCTCACTCCCGGGAAAGTCGAGAGACGCGGCCCAGGTGTCGAGAAAATACCGTTGTATTTCCGGCTGCACCGCCCCCAGCACGGTGCCCAATTTATCAGCGACCTGGAGTCTCGATGTTTCGTATGAAGGACCGCTGGAGATCACACATTCATACGCCCCCTGGCTGAGGAAATGCGCTTGCGTTTGGCCTTGCTCATCCTGATAGGGCTGGTTAATCGGCGTAGACTTGACGGTACCATCCGGGGACACCTGGCGCAGCTCCCCTGGGCCGCTCTTCAGCTTGGGGAGTATCTCAACGCACATCGTGCCAAGGGCGCGGATAGACCAGGCCAGATTGGCCGTAAAACCGTAATTTGTACCCTCTGATTCCACTTTCCGCTTGTCGATGGCCACACCGCTCCGCTCGTTCGACGGCGCCCCCATGCTGGCCTCGAACATGCCCACCGTGGCCTGCAGGTCGGCCTGGGCCAGGACCTTCGCTTGTGTAATAGCCTGTATGGCCGGTTCTACGACCGTCCGCTGCGGCGGCGGCAGTAGTTGCCCGTTCACCACGACCGCCTTGTGGAGCAGATAGGGCAGCGTCGGGTCATTGGCCTGATTCCAGAAGCGCTCATAGCCGCTGATCTGCTCGGCGTAGAGCAGCCAGGGGCTCTTGGGCGCCGCCATAATCGCCGTGGCTTCCATGGTGGAGTAGACGTCAACCGACACCTGCGCATCGCGCCCGGCCTGCACCATGCCGGTGCGCTGGTCCTGCCCATTGACGTTCAGGCGCTGGCCTTCCACGCGGATGATCGGGATATACGTGCCGGGCCAGACGGTGCGCTCGAGCACGGCATTGCCGGCCATCTTCACCCAATGCACGGTCGGGATGCGTGTCTCCCGGGTGGGCCAGGTGGGATCCACATCCTGCATGCCCTTCGTGGGGAGCACCGTGCCGTTGGGGAGCTGCACCAGCTCCTGCGTCTCGTAGGTCTTGTAATAGTACTCGGCCAGTTGGACCTCAGCGTCGGTGCGCCAGGTGCCGTCGTCGCCACAGAACAGCGTGAGTTCCTGGGGCGAGACGTCATACCACTGCATAAATTTGGACGTCGGCCAGCGGTCAATCAGGAAGGCGAACTCGGCATCGAGGCCGGCAGGATGGACGGACGCCGGGTCCATGTACACCGCGAATCTGTTGTAGACGGCGCGGATGCGCAAGACCTGCTGAAACGAGCGCGGATCTTCGTACTCTCTCACTAAGCGAAAATAGCCGAGGCCGTGAGCCACGGCTTGATCCAGGGCCACGCAGTACGCCTGGTCTGCTTCCGATTGCTGTTCGATGTCTCGTAAATGTCCCTCAATCAGATCTGCTACTTTCTTGCTCGCACCATTGCCCTTCGGGCGTACTCTCATACTCAGAGGCGATTTTCTGTATGCATTGATGGTCTGGGATATCATCGGGTTTAATCTATCTATGACCATCTCTAATCGTTCGGTGGTGTCTCCAGTGCCAGAGAGACCATTCGAGCCCCAATGTTGACCCGATCTGAATTTGACCGCTGCTAGATGCTGCTCGCGCTCAGACGCTTCTGATTCCTCCGCCAGGGCAAAGCGCTCCCGTGCCTCCAGCAGCAAGTCGCGGTCACTCTCCGGCGAGAGGGCAATGCGCTCCTGGCGCGTCAGGGGCTTCAGGGTCGTGGTGTCGGCCACGGGCTACCTTTCCCCATCGGGCAGATACGGCCCATGCTGGCGCGCGCGGGGCTGGCCACACCAGCAACACATCTCCGTCGTATGCAGACGGTGAAAGCAGTGGTCACAGGCCGCACGCACCGCGTCAGGCACGGCTGGGGATGGCGGTTCCAGGCCCTGCGCGTACAATCGGGCGTTCGCGTCTTCTTGCGTCAGCAGACGGTTCGGCATATCAGCGTCGCCCCCATAAATTTCTCCCGGGATGATAAAACGTCGTAGGCACCTGCACGGCGGGCGTGTCCTCCTGCCATCCGACCGCGAAGCAGCCTAAACTGTCCGCCCCGTGTGAGGCCCACGAGTGCTCCGGATGCTCGGCCCAGGTCTTCTGCGTCTCATTCCACGCCCGACGGTACGCCTTCAAGCTTTCCAACCCTGCGTAGCATTTTTCTTCATCGAACACGAAACGCGAAAACATCGTGCGCATGGCCTGGATTCTATCGGCGATATGCCCACGTGGTACGACCACGGCGGGCTTGAGTCCTAAGCTCTCAGCAATGGCCAGGCGGGTCCGTCCGTCAGCGGAGAAATCCCGCGCTTCAGCATCGTGGGGGAAAAAATGACGGCCGTAGACATACGGCTTGTCCTTGAGGACTTTGGCGTACCACTCCAGGCCGTGGTCGGATGCTTCGAGGTAGTCAATCACGTGCAGCATTTTGCCCACCGGCTGCACGAACCAGATGGCCGTGGCATCGCCCACGCCAATATCCCAGGCCGTGTGACAGGGCACGCTCGGGTCATGCGGCACGCGGGTAATCCGCTGCTCCTCGCGGGCGGTGTCGAGGTACGAGCCGTAGTAGGAGCCGATCAGGGCACTCTCGAAGCTGCACTCGAACTCCTGCGCATATTGCTCCGGCGCCATGGTATTGCGGGCACTCTCCAGCTCCTCCTCCGGCAGCACGTGTGTATCGTCGACCGTATACAGCGCGGCATGCCAGCGAGCGTCGTGCTGCGCCTGCTGGTACAGGTCATAAAAATGGTTCTTGCCCATGGGCGTGCCAATGAACGTGGCCCAGCCTTCACGATCGGCTAAGGCCGGCCTGACCACCTCTGACCATATCCGGGGGCGCATCTGGGCGTATTCATCGAACACCGCGCCGTCGAGGTAGAGCCCGCGCAAGGCGTCGGGATTATCGGCGCCGAAGATCTGGATACGGCGGTCGCCGGTGAGGTCCACGCGCAACTCCGCTTCATTGATTTTGGTGCCGGGTATCTCCTTGGTAAAATGCTTGAGGAGGTCCCAGGCAATCACCTTGCCCTGGCGGTACAGGGGCGCCAGGTAGCCGTAGCGGGGCTGATGCCGCGTGTTGGCAAACGCCTCATTGATGAGGATTTCGAGAGCGAGCACCGTCTTGCCAAAACGCCTGTGGCAGACCCAGACCGAGAAGCGCTGGCGCGCCTGGTAGAGTGCCCACTGATAGGGGCGCAGCGCTGGCAGGTATAGATCAACCGTCGCCATGCGTGGGCTCCTGCGCGTGAGTGCTCAGATGCACGTGGACCTCAGTGACGAGCGGGGCACCGTCCTTGCCGGTCTGTTCAGTGCGCTCGACATAGCCGCGATCTTTGCCGAGGCGCGAGAGGGTATAGGCGATGCCCCAGGCTTCCCCGGCCTGGATGGAGGCCCACAGTTTCAGCTCGGCAGTATCAATCATCTCGCCACGCTCCGCGTCCTTGGCAGCCTGCACAGTAGGATAGCGCTCGCAATAGTTCTTAATGGTATTTGGCGTACACCCTAAACGTTTCGCTGCGAGAAAGACCATGCCCTTTGTCTCTTGCAACGCGGCGATGACCTGCGCTGCGGTGTAGTGCGGCTTATCTGCCATACGCGTAATGATCGAAAAGATCAGCCCTCTATAAGGGTCGGCGTGTGGCCACTGACCTGTGACCATCGGTCCATCGCCACCGCAACGTAGTCTGGGCTGAGTTCCACGCCACAAAGCCGTCTGCCGCGTTGCTCTGCAGCAATGAGACTTGGGCCAGAGCCCAGAAACGGATCAAGCACCACGTCATCTTCCTGCCCCAGCGTCTCATACGCCCACGCGAACAGGGCAGCAGGCTTCTGGGTCGGATGCCAGCGGCGCTCCCGCTCAGAGTCGCGCAACATCCCATTCCAGCGATGATGGAAGAGCCGAGCGGCTTTCTGCTGATTGGTCCAGGCCAGTTCACAATCGGCAAAGTTCCCCGTGGTCTCCTTATCCCACACCAGCCAACAGGAAGACGGAGGCAGAGCATCGGCGTAATAGTTCCCGCCCCACCAGACGTGCACGGCGCTGGGGTAAGTATCGAGCAACAGGGTCACAGCGGTGATCGCGGTCTTAGGGCTGTCATCACCCAGGACTGGCGCGTACTTGCCCGCGTCGACGACATGCGAGGCTCCGACGGAGCCTCGCACCTTTTGTGAGCCAAACGGTTTCGCGGCACCGACGGTGCCGCGACGCTTGTCACGTTGGATGGCATATTCCCCATGCTTCGCCTTATACGATTCCCCCCCGCCCACGTGTCCCCGTGAGCGGGGGTTCTTCACGCCCCCAAAGGGTATATCGTAGGCTTCCACGCCACCAACGGATTCGTTGGTGGCGACAATGTTCACGCCATAAGGCGGGTCAGCCACAATCATGCGCGGTATCTCAGTGCCCAGCACCCGCGTCAGATTAGCAGGCTCAAGGCTATCGGCACACAGTATGCGGTGCACCCCACAGGCCCACAGTTGCCCCACCTCGATGCCGTACTGCTGGCGCAACTCCTCCGCCCGGTCGATCTCTGGTTCCACATCTACGAGCGGTCCCTGGGGCTCCGGTGGCACCACGCCATGCTGCTCGGCCAGTTGTGCTAACAGCTCCTGCACGGCCGCCTGGCCACTCGTCACGTCCTGAAGCACCTGCGCCAGCGCCTCACGGCTGGCCTCGGCCATGGCGCCGAGTGGGTCATGGGTCGCCAGCAAGTAACTCGCTTCGTCGTCATCCAGGTCCAGCAGCAGGCAGGGCCACTCCTGCGCCGGGTCGAGGGATTTGCGCAGATGGCCGTCAATCACGCACAGGCCACCCTGGCGGACGCTCTCATAGACCAGCAGGGCCGAGGCAATACCCAGCTCATGCAGCACGCCCTGGAGCGCGTCACGTTGCGCTTGCGGGTGGACACGCCAGTTGTGCTGGTGATCTTGCAGGGCGGACGCAGGAAGACGGCGCAAGTCAAGGATGCGGTCACGCAGCCGGGGTGGTGCTGGGGCTTTCGCACGCGGCATAGGCTCTCCACCCCGCTGGCGGGTGTCTGCACCAGCGGAGCAGGTGCTGTAATTCATAGGGGCTTGATGCCGTGCACAGGAGGTCGTAGAGGATGAAACTACCGGAGAATAGGCGCAGCGGTAGTTACATCAAGACTAACATACAATAATATATTATTATATGTTATATCTCTACGAACTACCGCACGAGCGTGAAGGTACAGAACGTGTGCGTGCATGTCAAGCGCAAACGTTCAGCCATTGCGATCGCGCAGCATGGCCAGCACCGCGTCGAGCGTCAGTTGTATCCGGCCCGCGATGTCCTCCAGGCGGGCCATGCGTGCGGCGTGGTCCTGCTGGCGTGCGGCCTGGCTGTCCTGCCGGTCAGTCAGGCGGTCGGCCAGGGCCTGCGCCTGGGCCTGGAGGTGCTGCTGGCGCAGGAGCATGCCCTCGTGGCGCAACAGATCATCCGCGTACCGGTCGATGGCCTGCACCTGCCGGCGCTGGGAGGAGTCGGCGAGGAACTGCGCCCGGCGCAGCAGCTCCTGGGACTGCTCCAGGGCGCTCAGGCGGGCGAAGGCGTCGGGAGTGAGGTCGTCAGGCGTCGGCATGGCGCACCTCTTCCCACCCGAGAATGTCATTGGGTGTCACACCAAAGGCCCGCGCCAGGGCCATCACAGTCTCCACGCTGATATGCGTCCTCTCCCCTGCCAGGACCTTGTAGAGATGCTGGTAATGCAGCTCACTGCGCCTGGCCAACTCGGTTTTGGTCCAACCCTTCGCACGTCGCAAATCATCCACACGGGTAGCAATATTAAGATCGAGGCAGCTCCAAGCAGGCAGCGCCGTTTCCGCCTCTGCCTGTTTTCTGGCAGCTTCATAGAGACCTCCGGGAAACCCAAGGTTTGAACCTTGGGAGGGATAGGAGGTTGCTGCCAACGAGCAGCAATTCCTGCTTGGCGTGGAACGCCAATTCCCCATGTGCCAACGGCACACAGGCATACTTGCATAGGTCACAATATACGAGGTACACTTCTCTTGAGCCAAGGCACCTCCTTGTGAGGCTAAAACGGTTTCGTGCTCCTTGACAACGTATAGGGCGTTCGGAGTAGCAACCCGTACTCCGGTAAAATACGTTCGGTTCAGGCACGTATGTGCGTGCATACACGGGCAACAGTCCCTCGGCCCAACGCACAGAGGTACTCTGTGTAAAGTAGCGCATCGACGCGGGCTACCCTCGCGGTCGTGTAAGTCAGCTACAAGCCCAAGCCCTTCAGGCTTGGGTATGGTGACCTATCCCAAACTGAATAGCCCGGGCCAGCAATGACGCAAGGTCAGAAGGTTCCTCTCTCAACTCAAACCACTCCCCATTCCGGCGTTCCTGGGCAAGAAAAGCATGCAGCAACGCTTCTTTCTGCCGCACATCCTCTTCCACAAGAAGCGTCGCAATCACCTGGAGGGGGAAAGGCGTGCCGGTCTGTAAGATTTTCAGACGTTTCTCCACTACGCCTGTGGTATAGCCGATTTTCACCAGAGATGTCCCGACCGCTTTCATGGCATAGAGCGTTCCCCCTCTAGGCATGTGGCACCTCCCGGCCGAGCAAATAATCCGTACTGATTTCCAGTGCATCGGCGAGGCGCACGAGACGCGGCAAGGTCGGCATACTCTGTCCACGTTCGTACTTGCTGATATCAGTTGTGAAGAGATGGGCCTTATTCGCAAGCGCTTCCTGGCTCATCGCCATGCGCCGACGCACGAGCAAAAGCCGCTCTTTGAAGACTGGTAAACGTTCCATGTTCACCTCCTACTCTAATGATAGCAAGAGATGAAGAATATTTCAACTTTTTGAATATTTATTCTCTTGTAGGCTTGACAGTCTTTACCCGAATGGGTATATTTAGAGTGTAGACAGGATACAGCATGGCGCACGGCATTCTCCCCAGAACGGACCGTGCGCCACACCACCCCCAACCCCGCGAGGAGTCAGGATCATGGCAAAGTTTGGACACGTACAAGGCACAAAGCAAGAAAAAAGCGGCAGCCAGGACTGGTACCGCCAGCACGAGGCCGCCAATCTGGCCCGTATCGAAGCCCAGGAGGACGCCGCCCGCGCCCTGACGACCGCCCTGGCCACGCAGGTCGGCAACGCCGTGGCGGCCATGCCGGAAGCCGCCAGCCGGATCGCCAAAGCCGCCAGCCTGGTCCAAAAGAAAGACGTCTGGCCGCTGAGCGACGGGACCTGGCTGATCGGCAGCGAGAGCGATACCGTCAAAGCCTACTACGTGCAGCGCGGTCCGTGGCGCTGCGATTGTGCGGATCACCAGCACCGCGGCACGACCTGCAAGCACATCCTGGCAGCCCAGATGACCGTCAAGCTGGGCGCGCAGTATACCCCCTCGTACAATTGACCACCCCCACCGGGGCGCCCCCGTGGCGCCCTCTCAGCCCTGTTTCTGCCGGTGCGCCGCCAGGTCGATGATGCGCCGGGCTGGTTTCGCTGCCCGGCTGGCCTGCACACGCGCCTGCCGTTTCGCCTCTTGCCGCTCCAGATCACACTGCAAGCAGCTCCCGCTCGGGAGCCGTCTGAGACTCTGCCCGGTGCCCTCATGATGGTGGCCGCGCTTACAGAGTTTGCCCAGACGATGAGGTGATGCTATTATATTGCTACATTAGCAACACGAGCGGAGGGGGGGTGGCATGGAGGAGACCACTGCGACGCGCGCGCATGTCGGCGCCAGGCTGAAACAGAAACGCCAGGATGCCGGCCTCTCCTTGCGAGACTTATCGGCCCTCACCCACATCCATTTCTCGACCCTCTGTCGGCTCGAAGCGGGCATTTATGACTTAAGTGTCGAGCGCCTGCTTCTGCTCACCCGGGCGCTTGGATGCACGCATAGTGATGTCTTGGACGATCCCACTGCCATTGACCAGGAGACGACGCATGCCTGACACGCCCCTCCCCTGGCGGCTGCTCCCTGGTGCCGCTGTCTGTGCCCTGCTCTCCGCCACGGCGCTCGGGCTGGCGCTGACGGTGGGGTATGGCTGGCTGACGTCCCCCTGACACCACGAAAAGGAGCGCACCATGGCTGAACCATCGCTCCCGGTGCCGACACCAGCGCAGACGGCGCAGGGCATCCGGCTCTACAACCGCCTGGGGATGAGCGCCACGAGCTTCCGCACCTGGTTTGCCGAGGGCACGCCAGCGGAGTGGGTCCAGGCTCTCAACCACATCCAGCAGACGCTGACGGCGTGCAAGCGCGAGGCAGCCAGGGCGGCCCAGGCGGCCCAGGCGGCCCAGGCGGCCAACGGATAGGAGAGACACACGATGCCCACGCCTGCGCCCACGGCCTGGACCCTTGTCACCAGCATCTGCACGGCCCGCGGCTGTCAGCTCGTCTACCGCTCCGCCGATGGCGTGATCGGGCTGCACATCACGTCCTCGGGACGGCGGCCGGATCGACGCCGCTACTTCGTCTGGGCGTTGCCCGACAGTGCCCCCGAGTGGGAAACGGAAACTGAGGCCCGGGCAGCGCACGCCGCGTTGGCACAGCAGGCGCTCAGCGTGACGGACGCCGGCGGGTCGGTCAGCACTCCGCCGCCACACTAGAGGAGAGATGTCGTGCTCGTGTGCACTGTATGCAGCGAGACGTACCACCACTCGGGCTTCTGGACAGCCGATCGGTGCGACACCTGCCACGTGCTGAACTTCGCCGAGGGGCTGGAGGGCCGCCTGCACGACGAGCTGGCCCCGGCGCGGCTGGCCCTTGAGGCCTGCGTCACTGCCCCCGTCAGGGCCCTGACGCGGCTGGTGCCGCGGTGGGCCGAGGAGAGCACATCGTGACCACGCATGCCGTCTACCGTTGCTTCCATTGCCAGCATGACCTGCACCGCATCCTCGACCACGGCCGCGAGCGCCTGCTGTGGTGCAGCCGCTGTGCGTGCAGGCGGCGGTTCGTGCGGCAAGAGGAGCGACTTTCGGCGCGTGTGTGGCCGCCAACGACGAGGGAGGAGGATGCCTGAGATGCCCGAGACCGGCGCCCTGTACGGGGAAATTGCCTACCGCGCCTCCTGGGCGGTGCACCAGCACCTGTACCCAGCCAGCGTGACGCCCTCCTGGCTGCGGCTGCAGCCCGAGATGCGTGACGGCTGGATCGCGGCCGCGCGGGCCGTCATTGCGGCGTGGGAGCTGGCCCGGGAGGACCGGAGGGCGGAGGAGGCGCCTTGAAGCATGTGCACCATCTTCGTATCCACTGGCTGATCGTCACCTCACCAGCCGATTATCAGGGCTGGTACAGAACCGTGTTCGGCGCGGTGTGTCTGGATTGCGGTATCGAGGGGGTCTACGCGGGGGAGCAGAATACGCAACATGCCGAGGGGCGGCTGCTGGAGCCGGGAGCCTGAAGCTTTAATAACCGATCGTCTTATTAAAGGACCCTGCCATGTCGTTGCGGTTCACCGAACAGGAGTATGCCGCGTACCTCCGCAAGGGCCAGCCCGCGCCGGTCAGTGAGAAAGCCTGGCAAGATGGCGTCATGCGACTTCTCGCGGCGCACGGCTTCATGGCTTATCACGCCTTCGATAGCCGCAGATCGCCCCATGGTTGGCCCGACGTCGCCGCGATCAAGCCGACAGGCGGGATTTTATATCTGTGCGAACTGAAAACCGACACGGGCCAGGTGACGCCGGCACAAGCAGCGTGGCTGGAGGCGCTGGGGGCGTCGACGGGGGTGGTAGCGGAGGTGTGGCGACCCAGTATGTTGGAGGACGTGGTCAAGAGGTTACGGGGCATCTAACGCGGCATTCCGCAGTTCGTCAATCACCGACGTCACACGCGGATCATGCGCAACAACCAATTCCAACACACGTGCGAGAAACGCTTGCATGGTGACGCCGTTCATACGGAGGGCCCCGGAAGCGCGATTACGCAGTGTTGGGGTGGTTTTTAGATGAATCGTCGCCGTGCGGTCTTGTGCCATGAGAGGGTACCCATCGGTTGTAACAGTTTATCTGGAACATATCTTATAAATAGTGGCATACGTCACTGTATTCTACAAGGTTGGATACGACCACATGGCAGCACCGCCCCTGTCGCCATCCTTCAGTGCCGACGAGCGTGCCGCAGAGATTGCGGCCCTGTGTAAACGTCATACAAAGACCGCTACTGGTTGGCAATGCTGCTGCCCAGCGCATGACGACGACAATCCAAGTCTCTCCATTACCACGGCCGACGACCGCGTGCTGCTCCATTGCCACGCGGGCTGCAGCGTCGAGGCGATTGTCGGCATCCTCATGCTGGAGATGGCTGACCTCTTTGGCGGAACGCGTGCACGCAAGAGAGGCACGCGTGACGAGATAGACGCCACCTATGATTACGTCGACTCGACCGGCACGCTGCGCTTCCAAAGCGTGCGCTTTGCCAGCAAAAAGTTCCGACAACGTCAGCCAGACCCGAGCAAGCCGGACGCCTGGATCTGGCACCTCAAAGGCGTGACGCCGATCCTCTACCGCTTGCCAGAAGTCGAGGCAGCCATACGGCAAGCCCGGGCCATGTATATTGTCGAAGGCGAGAAGGACGCCGATAACTTATGGGCGTGTGGGCTCGCAGCCACCTGCAACCCGATGGGCGCGGGGAAGTGGCGTGCCTCGTACAGCGAAACCTTGCGGGGCGCGGACTGTCGTATCCTGCCTGACCATGACGAGCCCGGGGCCAAGCACGCGCAGTCCGTAGCCCGGATGCTCTCCGGCATTGCCGCCTTCGTGCGTATCGTGGAGGGGATACATACTAATATCCCTGGCTCTGATGTCTCCGACTGGCTTGCGGCACATCATGACAGGAACGAATTAGAGGACCTGGCGCGCCAGTCGCCGCTCTGGGTCCAGTCGCGCACCGCAGGACCACTGACCGTTGTGGCAGGACGCGGCGACACGCCACCTGGCAGTTTTGATGTGGACCGCCTCTATACAGACACGTACAACGCGCGCGCCCTGGTGCGGGATCACGGCGCCAATCTCCGCTACTGCTTTCCCTGGAAAGCTTGGATGGTATGGACTGGCACGCACTGGCAGCGCGATGCTTCTGGCGTCGTGATGCAGCTCGCCAAGCACACAATCAAAAACCTGGCACGTCTCCTGCCTTCCCTGGACGACAAGCAAGCCTTCGCCCTCCTGGCACACATCAAGAGTTCGCTCTCCACCGCCAAACTCAAAGCCATGATGGAAAACGCCCAATCAGAAGAAGGCGTCGCAGTCCAACCGGGAGAATTTGACCGGGATGTCTGGCTGCTCAATTGTACGAACGGCACGATTGACCTGCGAACAGCCACGCTACGCAACTCGTCCAGGACTGATCTCATCACCAAATGTCTCTCTGTCGCCTATAACCCAGATGCAACGTGCCCACGCTGGGAAGCATTCCTCGATCGCGTCATGGATGGCAAACAAGGACTCGTGGCATTTCTGCATCGTGCGATCGGCTACAGCCTGACCGGTTCCACCATTGAGCAGTGCATGTTTATTCTGCACGGCCCAACCAAGACAGGCAAAACCACCTTCCTGGCGCGGCTCAGAGCCCTCCTTGGCCCCTACGGCACGCAGGCTGATATGGAGAGCTTCATGCACAAGGACCGCCAGGAGGTCCGCAATGACCTCGCAGACCTGGCCGGCGCTCGGGTGGTCTGCGCAGTTGAAGCGCAAGAGGGAAGGAGGCTCAATGAAAACCTGATTAAGCAACTCACCGGCGGAGTGGACCAGGTGAAAGCGCGCTTTTTATTTGAAGAGTATTTTACCTACACCCCGCAATACAAAATTTTCCTCGGTTCCAATCATAAGCCCGTCATCAAAGACAATGATCAGGCCATCTGGGAACGGATACGGCTCGTGCCGTTCGTCGTGCAAATTCCCGTAGCGGAGCGAGACAAAAACCTCGATACAGCGCTCCAGGAGGAAATAGCCGGCATTCTGGCATGGGCCGTACGTGGCAGCCTGGAATGGCAACGACGAGGCGATCTGGAACCACCGCCAGAGGTCCTGACCGCGACGCAAGCCTATCAACACGAATCGGATGTGCTTGGCCGCTTCATTGATGAATGTTGTATCACGCTGGTGCAAGCACAGGTCAGACCCACTCCGCTCTATGAGGCATACAAGGCGTGGTGTGACCAGAACGGCGAGCGCTACGAGACGATGCACGCCATCGGCACCAAGCTTGTCGAGCGCGGTTTCGAGAAGAGAAATAGCCATGGAACAGTCTATCTAGGTATCGGACTGCGGAGCCAGGACAATGATTAAAGAATGCACGATGTGCACGATGTGCACGGAGTTTTCCTTAGTAGTACGCGAGGCATTTTTACGACCTCTATTTAGGGGGAAACCGCGTGCACTCCGTGCACTCCGTGCATATTTTCATAGAAGTAATATTCCATTTGCAATATCAAATTCCATTTGCAATACTTAGACTATAGTTCATATGCGCCACGCGGCTCCGGCGCCTGAAGTGAGCCGCCCAGAATCCCGATACGGAACCCTGAAAGGACCCCGACCCATGCCGATGATGAAAACCGCCAAAGCCTCGACTGGAGAGCCATCCAACTTAACGGAAGGCGTCCACATGGCCTTCCTGCTCGCCATTACGGATGATCCCACCCCGGAAGACTGGCCCATGTTCAAGAACTCGCCACGGATGTATACGTGGCACATGGCCGTCTATCAGACGCCCAATAGCGTCGCT